ACTACTAAGTCATTACAGGAAAGTCAAACTCTAGCACAACTTGATATAAAAAGAATTACACTTGAGTATGAAAAATCTATTCGTCAATACTTCGGTAAAAGAAAATATGCTGATGAAATAGATTATATTGTAACGAATGAAAAGAGAAATAACTTTATTACTAATTTGGCTCTAGACCAAAAAGGAAATACATTGGTATTGTTTCAGTTCGTAGAAAAACATGGTCAACCATTATTTAATATGATAAGAAGTAAGGCAAATGAAAATCGCAAAATTTTTTATGTGTCTGGACAAGTTGATACTTCAGATCGTGAACAAATTAGAAATATTACTGAGAAACAAAAAGATGCTATAATAGTTGCTTCGATGGGTACATTTAGTACTGGAATAAATATTAGGAACTTACATAATATCATATTTGCATCTCCGAGTAAATCGCAAATAAGAGTATTACAAAGTATAGGTCGTGGATTAAGACCGAGTGATAATGGTGAACCAACAAAGTTGTATGATTTGATAGATGATATTAGTTGGAAAGAACAAAAGAATTTTGCTCTCCTTCATGGCTTCGAAAGATTAAGAATATATAAAAGAGAGAAATTTAATCACAAAACATTTAAGGTAGAGATATAATGGATAAAAATGAACCAATATTAAAACAATTTAAAATGTCGAATGACGAAGAGATTGTTTGCGAGATTATTAGTTTTCCTGATGACGAAGAAAACGATGTTATTGTAAGGAAAGTTTTAAAAATATCTTCTGTAGATAATTATCTTTCAGGTTCAAAATATTATTCTTTACGACCTTGGATGTCTTTCTATGATAATATAAATTTACTTTATGTTTTAAATCCTTTTCATATTATTGCTGAAATAGAACCATCTGATGATTTGAAATCTCTTTACTTTGAAACATTACAAATGATTGATGAAGATTTAAAAGATGGTAAACATAAAATGTCTCGACAGAAAGTAAAAGATTCTTCTGCTAGAGAAGCCGCTGAAGAAATATTGAAAAGTAATTCTGAGTTGTTTGATAGTTTAGAAACCGATTCAGACTTTATAAGTAATATTGTTAGATTCTCAAAACCGAAAGGGACCGTTCATTAGAGGGATCCACCGACTCCTTAAAGGGACATCTTTATTATAACCTAAATTTGGCAGTTAGTAAATACTTTTTTGAAAAAAAATAAAAAAAAATATCTATTTACTTTGAATGATAAAAATTATATAATATACTGATAAATAAGGAATTTATTATGTGGATATACAAATGTAAAGCAGGAACATATTCCTCACATACTTTACTCGGATTATTATGGGAACGATTAACTCATAAGTTCTGGCATTTAAAACAAGGACATGGGTGGGTCGATTAAGATGAGAAGAAACAAACACCACGCACATTATGTAAACAACAAAGAATTTTCACAAGCTGTTGTTGAATATGTAAAAAAGATTGACGAAGCAAAAAAGACTAGATCTAATCAATTACCAATAGTTCCAGATTACATAGCAATTTGTTTTATGCGTATCGCTGAAGGATTATCACATAAGTCAAACTTCGTTGGCTATACATATCGAGAAGAAATGGTGATGGATGGTGTAGAGAACTGTTTGAAAGCGATTACTAATTATGATATAGAAGCTGCAACAAGAACAGGAAATCCTAATGCATTTGCTTACTTTACACAAATTATATGGTATGCTTTCTTACGAAGGATAGCAAAAGAAAAGAAACAGCAAGATGTTAAAATAAAATATCTTACTGAAGCTGGACCGACTGAGTTTGCTGATGTTGAAGATAACACACAAAGCACTCAAGTATTATCGCACTATATAAATGTATTACAATCTCGTATAGATAAAGTAAAAGAAACTGATAAAGCAGTAAAAGAATATATTGTAAGTGAAAAGAAAAAAAGGAAAAAGAGAACAGTACATGCTGACTCTGATTTAACTGAGTTTTTATAATGAAGATAGCGATATTGAATGACACCCACACGGGTGTTCGTAATGCTTCGGAAATTTATTTAGATAATGCTGAAGTATTTTATAGAGATGTATTTTTTCCAAAGTGTGAAGAAGAAGGTATTACACATATTATACATCTCGGCGATTATTATGACCACCGTAAATTTATAAACTTCCGAGCATTATTACAAAATCGAAAACATTTTCTCAATATATTAAGAGAAAGAAAGATGACTATGGATATTATTCCTGGTAATCACGATGTGTATTATAAGAACACAAACGATTTGAATTCTCTAAAAGAATGTCTTGGACACTACATGAATGAAGTAAACATTATTATGGAACCAGAAGTCAAAGAGTATGGTTCACTTAAAATGGCTATGTTACCATGGATATGTCCAGAGAACTATGAACAATCAATTGATTTTATTAAGACCTGTGAAGCAGATTGGTTGGGTGGACATTTAGAGTTAAATGGTTTTGAAGTTTTGCGTGGTGTTGTATCACACGAAGGAATGGATCCGAAGTTATTTAAGAAATTTGAAATGGTATTAACAGGACATTATCATTGTTCTTCGAAAAGAGATAACATTTGGTATCTTGGTACTCAAATGGAATTTACTTGGAACGATGCTCACGATCCTAAATATTTCCATATACTTGATACTGAAACTAGAGAAATAGAAAAAGTATTAAATCCTAACACACTATATCATAAAATATATTACGATGATAAGAAAAGGGATTATATAGACTTTGATACTTCTATTCTTAAACATAAGTTTATTATGGTGGTAGTAGTTAATAAATCCGATGGCTTTATATTTGATAGATTTATTGATAGAATACAAAACGAAAACATCCACGAGCTTAAAATAGCTGAGAACTTTAGCGAGTTCCTCGGAAGTAATGTTAAGGATGCTGACTTTGATATTGATGATACATTTAAGTTGGTTGACGATTACATTGATAATGTTAACACCGAACTCGATAAAGAACGAATCAAATCAGAGATGCGTGAATTAATGAATGAAGCACAATCTCTAGAATTTTCCTAAAAATTGCTTTACATTTGAATACAAATATAGTATAATTACATTATGATAATTTTCAAGTCAATTAAGTATAAAAACTTTTTGTCGACTGGCAATAGTTTTACCGAAATAAATTTAACTCAAAATAAAACTACTCTTGTGGTGGGGCAAAATGGTGCTGGTAAGTCAACTATGCTTGATGCCTTATCATTTGCTCTTTTCGGAAAACCTCATCGAAATATACAAAAGAGACAGATTGTAAACTCTATTAATCAAAAAAATTGTGTTGTTGAAGCATTGTTTACGATCGGATCCTCTGAGTATAAAGTAGTGAGAGGGATAAGTCCTAACATATTTGAGATATGGAAGTCAGGAACTTTAATTAATCAATCATCCCATGCCAAAGACTATCAAAAGATTTTAGAACAAAACATCTTGAAACTTAATCATAAATCCTTTCATCAGGTGGTCGTGTTAGGTAGTAGCTCTTTCATTCCTTTCATGCAACTATCTAACACTGACCGAAAGTTTGTTATTGAAGATTTACTTGATATAAATGTATTCTCTAAGATGAATGTATTACTCAAGGAAAAACAATCAGCACTAAAAAATGAGTTGAATGAATTAACAACTCAAATAGAGATAGTTAAAGCAAAGGTTGATTCACAAAAGAAATACATTAAGGATGTACAAATACTAACTGACCAAAATATAAAGTCAAAGAAAACTACAAAAGAAAACAAACAAAAAGAAATAGATAATCTACAAGATGAAAACTCAGCTATGTCTGAGGAAATTGAAAACAATCTTCCAGAATTACAGGAAGAATTAAAATCGTTACAAAAGAAACAACAATCTTTATTATCTTATAGCCATCAATTTAAAACTCAAATGAAATCTTTGGCTAAAGATACAAAGTTCTATGAGGAAAATGAACAATGTCCAACCTGCTCTCAAGATATAAGTGAGGGATTAAGAAATGAGAAAATTGATACAGCCAAAGATAAAGCAAAAGAATATCAAAAAGCATACGATGATGCTACAAGCCAAGAAGAAAGTGTTAATGAGACAATCGAGGGCATTAATAATCAGATAACTGAAATTGGTCATAAACAAAGCACTATAAATTCAAATAATAAAATAATTAGAACACTACAAAGTGAAATAACAGAAATTGAAAAAGATTTATCTTCTACTGCTATTGCTGATTTACAACAAGCACAATCAGATTTAGAAGTATTAGAAAAAGATAAAGACACAACAACAGAACAAAAGCTAAATGTATTTGATAATTATTCATATAATCAAATCATAGCAGAGTTACTTAAAGATACTGGTATAAAGACGAAAATTATCAAACAATATCTTCCAGTCATTAATAAATTGACTAACCAGTATCTTCAAGTATTAGATTTCTTTGTATCATTTGATTTAGATGAATCATTTAAGGAAACTATTCGTTCTCGTCATAGGGATGATTTTAGTTATGATTCATTTTCTGAGGGTGAGAAACAACGAATCGACCTTTCCTTATTGTTCACTTGGCGACAAATTGCCAAGATGAAAAATTCAGTATCAACCAACCTGTTAATGCTGGATGAAACTTTTGACTCGAGTCTGGATTACGATGGTGTGGAAAATCTATTTAAGATATTACACACTCTTCCAGACGACAGCAATATCTTCGTCATATCCCATAAAGGAGATATCCTAGATGGTAAGTTTGACGATAAGATAGAATTTTATAAGGAAAAAAACTTTAGTAGAATGAAATAGTATTTACATTATGTGTGAATTATTATATAATAATAAAATTAAACAAAGGAGTATATTATGGAACTGAACGAAAACGTTCTTCAGGTATTGAGAAACTTTTCTGCCATCAATCAAAATATTTTGATAAAAGCTGGTAATGAAATTAGAACGATATCTGAAGCAAGAAATGTTCTGGCTAGAGCCACAGTTGATGTGGAGTTCTCTAGTCAGTTCGCTATTTATGATTTGAACCAATTTATTAGTGTTCTATCATTAGTAGATAAACCAAACTTAGAATTTACTGAAAAAAATGTAGTTATCAAAGATGGAAGTGGACTATCAAGTGTTAAATATTTCTTCTCATCACCTGATACAATTACTACATCAGAAAAAGATATTACTATGCCAGAAGCTGAAGTTAAATTCACACTAGATGAAAAGACTGCTTCTAAACTAAGAAGTGCGTCCTCTGCTCTTGGTTACAGAGATTTAATTATTACTGGTGCTAATAACAGTATCAACCTATCTGTATCTGAGAATGATAACTCAACAGCAAACAGTTATAGTGCTGATGTCTCAGGTAGTTATCAATCTGACAACTTTAAGTTTATTCTAAACATTGAAAACTTGAAGATAATTCCAGGAGATTATGATGTCAGCATATCTTCTAAATTTATTTCTAACTTTAAACATAAAGAAAAAGATGTCCAATATTGGATTGCTCTTGAAAAAACATCTAGCTATGGAGGATAATAATGGCGAAAAAAGAAAGTGATGGTCAAACCGAACAAATATTGAGTTTGGCTAACAGAGTATCTAGAAGTTCTATCGCAGTGGTTGACGCAGTCGCCCAACGTGGTGGATTTAAAGGAGAAGAGTTTTCTACCATCGGTGCGTTGCGTGACCAATGTGTACAGATTATTCAAATGCTTGAATCTAGAGAACAACAAGATGCTATGACTGTTGAAGATTAATAATTTTATGATGAGAACTATATTATGTCAAGTGAATTTTTATGGGTCGAGAAGTATCGACCAAAGAGAATATCTGATGTTATTCTACCAGATGCTCTCAAAAATACTTTTATCAAAATTATTGAAAACAAAGAAATACCTAATATGCTCTTTACAGGAAGTGCGGGCCTCGGTAAAACAACCGTGGCTCGTGCCATCTGTAATGAATTAGAATTAGATTATCTTTTAGTCAATGGTTCCGAAGAAGGAAATATTGATACATTAAGAAATAAAATCAAACAGTTTGCGTCTACTGTATCACTCCAGGGTGGTTACAAAGTTGTTATACTTGACGAGGCTGATTATCTTAATGCTCAATCAACTCAACCAGCATTGAGAGCTTTCATTGAAGAGTTCTCTAACAACTGTAGATTTATTCTTACTTGTAACTTCAAGAACAGAATAATCGAGCCACTACATTCTCGATGTGGTGTTTATGAATTTAATGCTACTAGAAAGCAAATGGTACAACTGGCTGGTCAGTTTATGGATAGAGTTTCAACTATTCTTACTGACGAAGGAGTAACATTTGATAAGAAAGTTGTTGCCGAACTGATAATGAAACATTGTCCAGATTGGCGAAGAGTATTAAATGAATTACAAAGATATTCTATTAGTGGTGCTATTGACTCTGGTATACTAGAGAATATTTCTGATATTAACTATAACAATTTATTTGGTTTCCTAAAAGATAAAGACTTCAAGAAAATGCGTCAATGGGTTGCTAATAATATTGATGTAGACTTTTCAGTAATAGTAAGAAATGTTTATGACAAATGTGAAGAAGTAGTTGATGGTAGTTCTATTCCTCAATTAGTTCTCATACTTGCCGACTATCAATATAAAAATGCTTTTGTTGCCGACCACGAACTAAATACAGTTGCTTGTCTAACGGAGATTATGGCTAATGTCAAATTCAAATAAAATAGGATTTACTTGTTCAACATTTGATTTATTTCATGCTGGTCATGTAGCAATGTTAGAAGAATGTAAACGTAACTGCGAATATCTTATCGTTGGTTTACAAACCGATCCTAGTATTGATAGACCAGAAAAAAATAAACCAGTACAAAGTTTAGTTGAAAGATATGTACAATTATCAGCTTGTAAATATGTTGATGAGGTTGTACCATACGAAACAGAAAAAGATTTATTAGATTATTTAAAACTACACGAACGAACAATAGATGTTCGGTTTGTTGGCGAAGAATATATGGATAAAGATTTTACTGGCAGAGAACTTACTTCACAGTTAGTTGATGCTTCTATGGTATTATATTTTAACAAAAGAAGTCATGACTTTAGTTCATCAGAGTTAAGAGAAAGAATTAAGAATGAATCCATTTGAATATCTAACGGCTATCAACGATACTAAAAAAGATATTATGGTTGATGACTTAGCTGAGAAATCATATAATCCTTTTATGGTCAATCGTGGTTTATCTTATTTCCAGGATACTGTTCTTATGGCAAATGAAATGAATGTCAACCACCACCTCGATAAGCGACTCCAATTTCAGTTTTTTATAAATATAATTAGACAAAAGAAAAGATTCAGTAAATGGTTTAAACCAGAAACTGAAAATGATGTGGAAGTAATTAAAGAGTATTATGGATATAGCAACGACAAAGCAAGACAAGTCCTTCGCTTATTTTCCAAAGAACAAATAGAAGAATTAAAACAAAAGGTATATAAAGGTGGAAGAAAATAATCACATAGAATGGACACCTAGTTCAATGCTTGAAGTAGTATTGAATGAACCAGACGATTTCCTAAAAGTTCGAGAAACATTAACACGTATCGGTGTTGCTTCAAGAAAAGACAAGAAGTTATACCAATCATGCCATATATTACACAAACAAGGCAGATATTTTATCGTACATTTCAAAGAACTTTTTTTACTTGATGGTAAGAAGTCAGACTTAGAAGAATCTGATATCGCAAGACGTAACACAATCGCACAACTTATGAGTGATTGGGGTCTAATTACAATAGACAGTAATCTAAAACTAGATCCTCTTGCACCATTAAGACAAATCAAAATCATCTCATTTAAAGATAAAGATGATTGGGAATTGTGTCCAAAATATAATATCGGAAATAAATTAAATTAATTATTTACTTTTTGGTCAACATAAAGTATAATATGTATATATAGTTATGAGTACCGAGTTATCGGGCTCTATTCTACAACCTTGCTTTTATTAGGAGGAAACTATGGTAAGCAATACTTTTACGTTCCCACGAGGAGCGTTTGTCGGTTTCGACCACATCTTCAATGATTTAGAACGAATGGCAACTTCTCATCAGAAGGACCATTACCCACCTCATAATGTGGTGAAACTGAATGATGACCAATTCATTATAGAATTGGCAC